CCACTAACAAGAACAGTTCCGCTTGTGGCTGGCAAGTCCAATACAGTAGTACCAGCAATGGCTGGTTCTTGTAATGTAACGCTACCCGATGTTGAGCCTACTAATACGATAGACATTATTTACTCCTTTTGATTATTTTAGTGGTTTTCATTTTACAAAACCACCCATCTCTGACCGCTTGGAACTGTTACGGTGACACCTGAATTAATTGTAATGGGGCCAACGCTCTCAGCATTCTTACCGGTACTTAATGTGTAAGAGGTCGTAACTGTTACACCGTTTTCTACAAATACTTGGTCGCCACCACCTCCGGTTGCACCACCACCAATATTGCCCCATGCGCCGTTAGCATAGCCCTCAAATGCGCCGTAATCGGTGTTGTAACGGATTTGTCCGTTGACAGGGGTTAGTGGACGCTGTGCGGTCGTTCCTGCGGAAATTAAAACAAATCCGGTAGATAAGACGGTGACGTTGCCATTAAAGGTTGGGGTATCAAACTGTGCAAACTCTACACCTTCGCCCGCTACCGTTCCAGCAACCAAACCCACGACTTTGTGGGTGTTCATATCAAGGTTGCCGGTCATTGGGGTTTGACCGTCAGCCGCTACAGAGTCGGTCAGAGCAGACGCAATATCGGTAAGGGTGTTATTCGCCCAAGTCGACGATATGGTTGTGCCGGTTACGACTGGATTACCAGCCGGCAGGGAATAGGTACCTGAACCGTTTCTACTCATCTTTTACTCCTTGTTCTGCCGCTTTCATAATTAATAATTGTGCAAGCCTTCTTTGTTCCGGTGTTCCGCTGTTAGCTAGGTTTAATACCGGTCTTGATGCTTGACCAGCACCATAAACCGCCTCACCAACCAAACGTGGGCTTTGCAAAGGCAAGGTTGCCAACGGAATCAGTGCGGCTGGGCCACCACCTACCGCTAAAGCACCCACACCGCTACCGGCTGTCAGGCTTGGAATTAAACGCTGAATACCGCGAGGTGTCAGGGTATTCATGCTTTGTCCTGCAACGGCTGGCATTAAGTCCACACCAGTCTCTCTGCGCAAAGTGTCAGCCAAGTCCTTACGATACGCATAACTTGTGTTGACGTTGTCGCGCCCTAAAGACTGTAATTTACGCAACGCGGTGTCAACCGATGCTTTGTCGCCCAACGATAAGGCTTTTTCAAGTTCACGCTCCAAACCCAGCGCATCTTCGTAATCGCGCATCGTTTTTGCATAATTCTTGTCTTGTTTGGCAATCGTTTGTTTAACAACACCACGAGTTTGCGTAAGAATGCTCTTTGCCTCGTTGCTCATATCGTTGCGATACACGTCGTCAATCCGGCGCTTTAGAGCATCTAAACCTTCCGTTGTATGCAGTTCAGGCTTGGCTTTCCATTCGTCAATCACCGCTTTAATTTCGGCCACATCGTCTAGGGTCTTTTTGCCAACCTTTGATGCTTGAACCCCGCCAACACCCTTGATGGTCAGACTTTGAATGGCATCGTCAAACTTTTGCTGGATTGGCTTGAAATCTAAGAAAACAGGGTTTGCTTGGGTGCTTTGAAAGCCTTGTTGATATGCCGCCCTGCGGTTTTGTTTCAAGGTTTGCATAGCGCCTTGGGCTTGCTCTAAAAGGTCGGTTACAGGCACCTGACCACGCATATTCTGCACGAACTGCTGGTTGCCGGTCTGTCCTGCCCTAAAAGCCTGCTTTACGGTTTCGCCACCAACCCCTGTAGAGAGGCCTAGCGCCTCCGCTACGGCTTTGCCTGTAGTTCTAGCGGCTGGTGCAATTAATTCGCCTGCTGGCCCTGCTATCGCGCCAAAAGCGGCAGATTGTTCCCGACCCTGTTGGTCAGGTGTTAAAGCATAGCCGGTTGTGCCGCCAATAATGGACTGTTGCCCCATAGCGCGGGCATAACTTGGCAAGGTTCCGATGGTTTTGGCCACTTGCGGGACTTGGGCGACCATATTTAAACTTTTTTGCGCCGCACCAAATGGCAACAAATATGAGCCAATTTGACCCACTGTTCCGGATACCGGAGCAACGGACTTGGCGCCTTGGGTCATGGCCTCACCCACCTCAACCATGCGGTTGCCTGCTTCAGGAAACGCTAATTGGGTAAGCGCACCAGCGCCTTTAATTAGTTCGCCTGTGCCACCCACCAGCATAGGGCCAACCACACCACTTTTGCCGCCGGTTTGTGGGTTGCGCAGGCTATCTAAAAAACGGTCATAAGCGCTGACAGGCTTTGGTGCCTGCTCAACTTGCCCTTGAGGTTGTGGCAATTGCGACAAAGCCGCCGCCATTTCCTCTTTGGACATTCCATCAGGAAACTCAACAGGGCCTATACCGATGACGTCTACTCTTTGTGGCATATTACTCCCAGCGTTTAGTGGTGGGGTTCCAACGTAAAGCCGCAGATGAACCGCTTGGCATTCCTACCTTTTTCTTGGCTAGTTCCATGCCACGATTTAAGTTCTCTTCAAACTCACGCGCGGCTTTAATGAACTCGACCTCAGACTGTGCGGTGTTCATGCGGTTTAATGCAGAAGTCGCTTTTTCACCTTCTTTTTCGGTGATTTGACCGGCACCTTTAAGGCTTTCAAATGCCTGCAAGAATGTTTTACCTTTGATTTGTTCAAGGCGACCAAGGAATCCTGCGGTATCAGAACCGCCCATAACCATCCAGCTTGGCAATCCAGCACCCACAGCGTATTCAAATCCGGACTGTGGCTTGCGGCCTTGAACTTGCTTGCCATCAACGGTGACGGTGTAATCAATCTTTTCTTTGCCGGTTTTGGGGTCTTTAATAACGCGGGCATCACCAATCAAGTCGTTGACGTTACGCAAGGTGTCCTCAATGGTTGCAATCACCATTGGTGTCTTTTCTAGGTTTTCCATGCGACGCTTTTGCACATCAGCAAACACTTGTTTGTTTGCCTCAGATAAGTCTCTTGGCGACATTCCTGCCGCAGATACCATCGGTGCGCCGGTTTGAACTGCTGGTGCGCTCGGCACAGCACCGCCGGTTGGCATACCGGTTGGCATAACGGTTGGCATCGTGGCTCCTGCGGGCGCGGCGGTTCCTACCGGTCTTACTCCTGTTGGTGGAGCCATGCCGGTGTCGTATTGGAAACGAGCGCCTTCCAATGGTGTAAACGATGGTTTAGTTCCACCCTCAACAAAGGTTGACAGTGGGTTTGCAGAATTAACATTAACCCAGCCTTGACGTTCACTTCCATCAGGGTTTGGAATTGTGGCTTTTTCCCACTTTGGCCCTTCGGTTAGTTTCTTCATGGAAACCGTCTGCAAAGCAGGGTTGTAAGCGGTGGCACCAAACATATAACGCTCTTGACCTTCCGGTTTAGCCAAGAACTCGGTGACCTCATCGGCATAACGCTGACGTAGGGCTTTAGCAAGGTCTGCGGCTTGTTTGTCGCCCTTTTCAGATAATTTGGTTGCCGCAAAGGTTTGAACCAAGGGTGCGGCATATTGGAAAAAACTAGGAGCAACATATCGACCACTAACCATTTGTCCGGATGGCATTTGTTGACCCTGTTGCATAAGTAATTGAGCCATTTGTTGCTGGCGGTTTAATGCCTGCTGTTGCTGGAACAGTTCAGGTGGTAATGTGCCGATGCCAGTGTTGGTTGGTAAAGTCGCCATATATTAAAACTCCTGCGATGCCAACATTCTGCTTTGTTGCGAATATGGATTTGTGCCGTAATTGCTAGAAACTTGATATTGGGTATAAGGATTGTAAGTTCCCAAACCGCCCATTTGCACGTCTCTTGCATTCATCTGCTCTTGTGTTTGTGGTGCAGTCTTACGCAAAGCCTGTGCTAAAGCCATGGGGTTTGTTCCACCTTGAGCAGTTTGGCCGGCTTGGCTTACCAGCTGGTTTTGCTGGGCAAGTGCCGCATTTTGCATAGCCTGTTGGTTAGCAATATTCTGAAACACAGGGGTCAAGCCGCCCACGTCTTGCATTTGCGCTTGTGGTTGCATCTGTGCGATATAAGGATTCATGTAAGGTGTCATCATGGGATTAGTCCGTAATCTACGACCTTATAACCGTCGTCAAGGGTTGTAACAGCGTATGGATAAACCTTCTCAACCTCGTCAGCCATAACACCAACGTGGATGCCTTCACCAGCCAATTTATGGCCTTTGAACTCGTCTTTGTATTCAAAGCTGTAAAGCGTGAGTCCGTTTTCCATCACACCAATTGGCTGAATGTTTTCCTTAGTTCTTGGGTCTGACATTGCCATAATTCCAGCACCGCCAAGACCAAATAAACCTTGATTTAGGTTGGCTTGTGCCGCTTGTTTAGCGTTAAAGTCGCCCATCTGAGCGTTGTAACCCATCTGTGCCGCGCCCAATAAATCAGGGCCGCTTGTGGTGGCTTGTTGGGCTGAATTAACGAATTGTGGCCCTTGAACTTGGGCGCCGGTACGAACCGCAGACAGGGTGTTTAATGGCTCATTACGCAAGTAAGCCTGCTCTTGCAGGGCAGATTGACGCGCTTGTTGACCAACACCAAAACCTTGGGTGGTTGCGGCGGCAAGGAGGTCGTTCTCGCGCTGTGCTTGTTGCATCATGGCGCGGTCATAGGCCTCAGAGCCTAGGGGAATACCCTGATTAGCCAGTCGTTGCTGTAATTGCTCACGACTTTGGGTAATTTGGGGTTGTAACCGTTGCATATAAGCATCTTGATAGCTTTGGCTTGGGTTAATGCCTGTCGATGGCAATTTGCTGACATCAAAAGGTGTTTCCAGCATTTTTTCAACATAGCCCAAACCTTTGCCGGCTAGTTGACCTAATCCAATACTTGCTTGATTTTGATAATCAAGTAACTGTTGCTGGGCAGGGCTTAAAGTCTGTGTGGCCGTCCATGTTGGATTGCCGTATGGGTCAGCACCGGTGATTGCATAAGTTAAGTTACCGTAAGGGGTGACTTGATTAACGCGGTTGGCCGCAGTCGCTAAACGCGCCGCATCAATATTGCCTTGGGCGGTTTCTTGTGCCGCCGCCGCATAGTTTGGAGGCGCTGGCGCACTCGGCGCAGGCCCTAATCCTAAAAATCCACCACCACCCATATCAAGCCTCCATCTTTTGTCTTAGAGGGCATCGGATATTGAGCCACCGACAGTCCTCTTTACGCATCGCCATAATTACCAAGTCGCCATTCATGTGGGCATCCGGTATATCGGCTACTACTTTAAAACCAAGGTGTCGGTTTAATCGTAAGGCATCTTCATTATCCTTACAAATTTGACCTAGTATAACGCTAACACCAAGTTTGTTAAAGGGGTAATCAAACACCGCCCACAAAAAATCTTTACTTGCCCAATGTTCACCAACACTACCAATATGGATTTCACAAGCCTTTGGCATAAAGTTTGTGTAACCCGCTACTGCTACTAAGTTACCGTCCTTCATCTGCCCAATACACTGCGTGGTTTCGGGCAACGGAAAGTTAAGTATTCTAACAAGCCATTCGCCCAAATAACGTTGATTCTCTGTAATAACCGTTCTCACAGAACCCCGCCACGCTCCATCACATAATCGGTTGATGCCCAATGAAACTCAATACCTTGCGATGCCACGTTCAGGCTGATTGAGCCTGCGTAGCCAATTCCAGTCACACCTTGCCATATCTTTGTGGTTGTCAGTAATCCACCCCAGTTTGCGTTATCCCAAGTGTCTAAGTCCCACTCACCGGTTTGCAAAATAGAGGGGTTAAACGATATTTGATTGGTCAGGTCAACGGTATCAAAGTCGGTGGATATACCGCACAGAACCGTTGGCACACCGTTGTCGGTTTGTAGAATTGGACGAACCAAGGTGAACCGTTTTAACTGTCCTCGGCTCTCAAAATAGCTGTAAGCCTGCTGGGCAAAGGCTCGGATATTGGTTCCAGCGTCGGCAAAGGTGTCATAAAACTTGCCAACAAAGCCATTACCGCCAAAATATATGTCCTCACCGGACGATTCCCAGCAATTAGCGTTGACACCGGTAAATCTACCCCATGACTTGGTAATATTGTGCATCACATACTGTTCTGAGGCGCCTGTTACCGGAACATTGACGATAAGCATATTTTGCTTGGCAAAGTAAGCCATCTGCCAGCCAAAGTTCTGAGCGTAATCGTCTGCGGCCTTGCTAATTGCATAAAAAATCTTGTCGGTCAGGTTAACGCGAGGGTCAAGGCGGGTCGATTGCAGGCCTGCGGACATGGGGGTCAAGCCGTCTTCGGTCAAAAGCAATAAATCACCACCAAATTTGAAGAAACACTTGCGGGCAAAGGTCTGACCAATCTGCCAAACACCCACTAAAGACCAATCATTAGGGTCTGAAGGGTCTGAACCCTTGTAAACAATGACCTCACCGTTGCTGGTGACAAACGCGGCAAGGTCGTCGACCCCATATCCTGCGTCAATCGTCCAAGTTCCCATGGCTTGCAGATAACCACCCCTGCGGGCGATGCCTCCAAGCGGGAATTCGGTCACCGTTCCGTTGATAGAATCGACCGGCAAGTACCAAAAGGACAGGCTGTTCTCTTCTACAAAGTAAAGTCGCTCTTTAAAAAGGTTAATATTGGCAAAAGTGTTGCTGTTTTGACCAAGAATGTAGTAATCAATCGTGTAAGTGCCGACTGTTGTGGCATCACCACTGGGCGCGGTGGCCATTGTGTAGGTAAAAGTCGTTGCACTGGTCACAGTAATCCGATAAGTGCCGTTAAATTCAGCAGGAATCGCGCCCGCAACGGTGATTGTGTTGCCAGTAACCAAATTATGAGCGCTTGCAGTCGTTAAAGTCGCCGTTAAATTGCCGGTTCCACCTCTTGTGATGGTAGAAATAGTCTGCGCGGTGTTGGTTGTTGCTGATTTAGACCAGCGCGTGCCGTCATAAACAACCATTGGGTCAACACCGTTCACAGCAGGCATAAAACTGCCACCGGAAGTGGTCAACATGACATGAATCCAGCGCCCATCGGTCAAACCGGTTAACGATGCGGTCGCGGTCGCGGTGCTGGCATCATAAATAGTCGTGTCAGTGCCTGCAAACAGCTTAGTCGTTGTTGGGCTTGAATAACTCATCAAAGACTTAACCGCGCCGGTAATACCAATGCTGGACTTAGAATAGCCCTTACGCATGGTCACGTCGGTTGGGGTCGGGAAGAAGTTAACAAGCTGAACCGCATCCAAAGGGTTCATTTCTGCTAAAGAATCGCGGGCATTCCACCCACCAATCGGGGAGGCCAACGATGCGGTAAAGGCTCGTTTTTGCTGTGGAACTGCCATGGTTAAGTTCCGTAACCGGTGTCAGGGATATTTGCGTAACCGATAAGCACCTTGGTTGGGTATGGTGCAAACGAGAGGTTGGCAGAGCCTTTGTCGTTGGCTTTTACCACGTTAAGAACTCTGAAATAGTCCTGTTGCAACGCGGTTGTGTCAAACGATTTGATTTGGAAATACTTTAACTTGGTTCCAAGCACCAGCAGGCGGTTGTCATAAATAGTGGTGTCGGTGTCCGCAGTAAAGCTGTTTTTAACGGCACCGGTTGCACTACGCGCCCAGCCTTTGGAGCGATACTCAAAGCCTAAGTATTCTTTGGTGTTATATGGTGGCCAAATTTGGAACTGCTGACCCAATATCCTCCAACGGATACGCGGGCCTGTTGAGATATAACCCGACTTTAGCCACTGCCACTGCTGTGCGTCTTCAGGGCCAAGCATTTGCCAGTGTTTGGTCTTATCCCAGTGGGTGTTATCGGTAATCGTCTCAAAATCAGACGGCAAGTCGTACTTGGTCTGAGAAAAAGTGAAGGTGACACCGGTATAGGTGCCGCTTGCAAGCTGGCTCATCACAATCGTGGATAAGTTTGTGCCTGCGTTGTAAGTAACTGAATTTACATAGGTATCTTGGTTAACACCGGTTCCGGTAATCGAATAATTGCCGTTTAAGGCTGTCGCGTTGCCGGTAACAATAATGTTATAACTGTTGTCGCTGACCGTATCACCCACAAAGGTCACCGCGTCAGTATAAAAGCGATACTCCAACTCTAAACCCTGCCAATCCGTCTCTTTAACAAGTTCATAGCCCTGCGCGTTCATCAGCGCTAGAACTTGTTGCACGTCTTGGTTTGTGTTCCCAGCTACATAGGTGGGGACTGCTAGGTTTAATTCAGCCGTTACTTGCTGAACTAGCTGGAGCATCGTTTGGCTCATATTATGCTTCCTCTACGACTTTTGGTTTACGAGTTCGGGTTTTCTTTTCACCAACTGCCGCAAGTATCGCCGCCATTTGTTCTTGCATTAAGGCTAGCTTCGCATCAGTTTCAGCCTTAAGTTTAGCAGTTTCTTCGTCTTTTTTGGCAAGTTCTTGCTTTAAAGCGTTAATTTCTTCTGCGCGTTTGCTTGCCTCTGCTGTTTCTGTGGCCAAATTTAGGAATGTGCGAGCCTTATCTCTGAACGCATGGGGTGACATACCAGCAATCATGCCGATGCGCTGTAGCTGTAAGTCGGATGCGTTGGCAATCGATTCCACCGTCATAAACTTAACCCCGCGCAATTCTAAGGCTTGAGATTGGCTAATCAGTGGCCACTGTTCAACTGGTGTTCCAATGATTTCGCTACTAGAATCTTGGGTTGCTTGGTACTGTAGCCATTGACGTGGGAAACGCTGTTTGTGGCTTTCCTGTGCGTAGGTATCAATTTCGGTCAGGTTATCGCCGGCAACCATGATTCGCACAAAATCAAAGTCTTTAAATATTGGGCGGCCTGCCTCGTTGGATTCATGTTCTAGTTTGACGGCTCGCTTGTAAAACTTAACGGCCAAGCGTGAATCTGCGTCTTGTGTGTCGCTATCAATCATTTAATACTCCTTAAGTGGTTAAGGTACTGCGTTTAAAGAAAAAGAGGCTACCCCTTTCGAGATAGCCCCTTGTTTTTACTACAATTTGCGGTTAGACGCTAGTAGCACCAAACCAGCCATAGTCACCTGAAACCATAGATTCAGCAGGCGATACATAAGAACCGCCGGATGCTGTTACTTGGAAGGTGGTTGCGTTAACGGTACAAGCAGTGGTTCCTGCTGGAATCGTTGCGGCGGCTTGAGCGAATACATAACGCTTACCGTCAGAACCAAAAGTTTGTGAGCCGAGTGGGCCAAAACTTGGGATTCCAATTAGGGTCGTGCCGTTAGTGTATTCAAAGGACTCAGGAGTGATTGTTTCTAATTCAACTCCTGCAATGGGAAGTACTGAATAAGCCATGATAATTTTCCTTTACAAATTAGGTGGTCAAAATACCCTGCAACTGTGCGTTGCTGGTAGTTAAGTTACCGGCCCAACCGTAGAGTTTTACGATTGCGTCTTGGTTGATAGCTTGACGCTCACCACCAATAGGCACAAAGTTACGCTCTTTGTGTGGACGGAAGAAAATGTAATTGGTGTTCAAGAGGTACATATAGTTTGCATTCTCTTGGTTACCAATACCACCACCGAGTACTACATCAGCAGAAGTACCGCCACCGTAGAACTTGAGGGATGCAAAACCAGCCGCACCGCTCTCTTCGGTAGTAATACGCTGAATAGCCTGTAAAGCACCTACGAAATACTGATATGCAGTATTACCAGCGATGTAAAGGTCAGCCTTGTCAGTGCCACGAACTTGCTTGATAGCGGCTTCGGTCATCTTTGCCAAGGTGTTGGTAGAGGTCAAGCCGGTTGTGACTTGATTCTGCCAAAAAGACCAGTTTGCGCGGTTAATACCACCGTATGTGCCGGTCGTTGGGGAGGTAGAAACAGCGGCGGCTAAACCGTCGATATTCTTACCACCGTTACCGGTACCGTCGCCATAAAGGTCGCCGGAAATACGGTTCAAAAGACGAGCCTCAGAAACTTGCATACGACCATCTAACAAGTCGATGATTGCTTCTTTGCTTGAGTTTTGGAGCATTTCCAATCCGCTCATGGTTACAGCGGCGGCATATTGAGCAATCTTGAACTGAGCCGCAGAAATTGGGCTGTCAGGAGCGATGTTCAATACTTCGTAACCGCTATAAGAATTAGCGTTATTGGTATTTGGGTCGTTGTACATAATCTCTTCCAAGATTACGTTACCGCCTGAGAATGGGCGCACGTTACCTTTGGAATTGAGTCTTTGCAGAATCGCATTGTTCTGCGTCAAGTTATCAGCCAATTCACCGCTACGACTTTGAATGGTGGTAGCGATAATATCGGTGATTGCTGAGTTAGCAAATGCCATGATATATCCTTTTTAAGTTAATTAAAGCCTACCGCTCTCTGCATCAGCCAATTGGGCCATCAGTAGAGAACGCCTGTCCTTTGCTTCAACCTTCGCCTGCGTTCCGTTAGGAGTAACGGATTTTGGACTAACAGCTGTCGCTTTGGCTCGTGCTACTTGCTGGGCTTTAGACGCTTGTTTCTTAGCATCGGACAGGAGTCGTTCCTGTTCCTTTGCCCAAACTTCGTCATTCAGGCGCACAGCTTTGGCATAAGCCGATTCAAGGTCTTGGGCCTTTCCTAACTCAAGTAATTGAGCCATTTCTTCCCTAACCATATCAAAGTGCGGAAATCGCTCTTTGTCACTTCTTACGCGCTCGATTTCACTAACCAAACGCGATTGTTCTTCCTGCTCGAACCTTGACTTAATTGTGCTAACTTCTTGGTTAACCTGATTAAGCTGTTGCATCAACTGTTGAGTATATGCATCAAGCGGTTGTTGCGGTTCGTTAACTTGATTTAAGTTTACTCCATAATCTTGTGCAAGTCTATGAAACATTTGCACCTTCTGTTCGTAAGGTGCTTTTGTCAAAATCATGTGGGCGCGGCCAAGGTTGTTAATCCATGCGGCTGGGTGGATTCCCTGCGCTTGCAACTCCGGCACAAATGGGTTGATGGCCTCTTCCAAAGCCTTGGCACGCTCTGCCTCTGCTTTGTAAACGCTAACACCCTTCTTAAACTCGTTCTCGCGTTGGTTCAAATATTCAAGGTGCTTTTTGCTTTCCTCTTTGGTCAGCGTTTCGCCCTTGGCAATCTTATCCCATAAGGGCAGTAGGTCTTTTTTCCATGTTGTTGGCTTTGGAATGTCGACAACTTCCGTCTCTTGTTCCGGCTCTTCCTCTGCGGGCTGTTCCTCGGCGCTTGCCTCTATTTCAGGAGCATCCTCCTCTGCATGCTCTTCTTCCTTTGCTACAAACTGACCTTTCTCGTTGCGGGCTGGTTCCGCTTCGACTTCCTGCTCAACTTCAGTTTCCTGAACTTCTTCGGTTGCAGGCTCTAAAGCCTCATCAAGTGCGGCCTCTAACATTTCTCTGCGGTCTGCCATGGTGGTTCCTTTCAACGATAATTTAATTTTGCATACGCAATTTCGGCAATCGTGCGTTTGCGGGTTTCTTGTTCTTTGCGGCTAATTTCTACAGGCTTGTGCTGTTTAGGCACGTCGTTACCCAATTCAATCATTCGGTGCTGTTTAAGGTGTTCGCGGTGGTGGCTACGGCTTTTAATCCATGTGCCATCAACCTGAGAAACATAGCCCTCAATGTCGGGCATGACCATCGGCGCATCGCGGGCGGTCATTTCCTGCTTTAACTTCCAAGCCTCCTCGGCCTCCGGTGTGCCAAGGGTATAACCCCAAAACTCTAGGTATTTGTCCTTATCGGACTTGGTTTCAACGTGCTTGGATTCGGTGTATCCACACTTAGGACATATCATATTTGCTCCAATAAATGCGGCAACTTGTGCCATTCGTGTTGTCTTAGCGGTACAACCGAGTCGTACCACACCCCATTTTTCCAGCGCCAGCAGATATAAGAATCCTCCGGCAACAGTAAAAAGCATTTGACACCCAGTGCGCCTGCAAGGTGGGCGGTAGCCGTATCCGGTGCCACAACGGCTTTCATGGCCTTCATATGGCAAGCTGTGCGGTAAAAGTTCTCTTTCCAATCATCCGGTGGCAGGGGTTGGAATATATCGTCTGTCGCCAAATTTAGGGAATACACGTCATTACCAAGGGTCTCGCGCAGGAACTTGACATCGATGGATTTGACGTAATGTAGCGGCCCTGTGCTTGCGTGCCAGTTCACCCCGACCTTACGCTCGATTTGGCTTGGTGTTGCGTTTAAATAGCCCTCAGAGCCAACAATGTGTTCTTTGGTAATTGGGAATGATTGGCGGACGTACATGGGCGCGTGCATGGCAAAGAATGGCAGACTCATGCTACCAATCCAAAAGTCTGCCTCTAGGGGTTTACCCTCATCACGAATGCAGGATATGGTGTCGATGCAATCCATTTGACCAAGCAACTGCATCAGAGATTTGTGGCACATCACTGAGACTTCGCGGGCGCCCCATGCCTTGAGCATCGGCAGGAACCTAGCAAACTGAATGATGTCGCCAAAGCCTTGCTCCATCTGTACGGTGATGTGTTTGTCGTATAAACGCTCGCCGTTCCACTTGGGCGCTTTAATCCATTTTTGCCATTTTTCACCAGTGGCTTCGCGGGTCTTTGGGTGCCACCTAAATTCGTATAAGCGAAAGCCGGATTGATAATGCCCCATGTGGAGCAAGTCCAAGCCTTTTTTATATTGTCCGTATGGTGTCATAAAAGCATCAGTAAGGATTCCTCATCGTCCAACTCAGCTTGTCGCTGGGCTTCAAGAATCGCTAACTGTGCTTGTATCTGAGCCTGTTGCCTTCTTAAATCCACCGCCCGCATCAACTTACTTCGTTGGTTCTCAAGGTAGGCGATAGACTGCTCAAGTTCTGTAGTATCGACTGACGGTTTATCAGCCTTAACCTCTTGCGTAGATTGTAGTTTATTTTTCTTAACTTTTGCAACAGGCTTGGGGTCAACCAAATCACGAATCTGTTGCTTTCTGCGTTGCTTGGCTTCTTGCTGTGCTTTATACAGAGCCAACTGCTTGGCGCGTATCTTTGCGTCTAGTTTTCTTGCTCTGCGTATCTCTTCCGGTGTGAATCCGTCATGGGTGTCAACACCGGTCGGGCTGGGTTCAGGGCCAAGTTCACCAACCAATAAAGCTGTGTCGTTTTCATCGGTTGTATCTAGAATTCCGTCAACACCAACCTCACCCGCAAGCGCGGCAGTATCGTTGCTATCCGTAGTATTGATAATTCCAGCTACGGCAACCGCGCCCACAAAGGCATCGGTATCGTCTGTGTCGGTGGTATCGATTACACCGTCAACTCGGTTTTCACCGCTTAGTAATGAGAAATCGTTACCGTCGGTGGTGTTGATTTGACCTTCAACCAGCACCTCGCCGAGCAAGGCGGCTGTGTCGTTGCTGTCTACCGCATACAGGACACCGGTAATAACCGGCAAGCTGATGTCGGATATTGCCTGCTGAGAAAAGGCATTAAAGCCTTGCATATTAGATG